TCACAGGCAAAGGTTAGACTTACATTTAATACTACTGCAGCAGGACGTGAGCAAACAGTATCTCTACCTGCATACACACAGTTTACCTCAAATGTTGACGATATATCATACACATTTCAAACCGTAGAGTCTTTTACTGCAACTGATGATGGTACAGGATTTTATGAGTTTAAAACCAATGAAGGTTCCAATCGTATTTCTATTTTTGAGGGAACACTAAAAACTAAAACATTTTTGGTTGGCGAGTATGAAGATAATCCTGTTTACATTATTCCTGATGGCACTTTAGACGCTGATACTGTTACCATAAAAGTCTATACTAGTGCTACCTCAGTAGATTTTACCACGTATCAAAACATTGTAAACGCTACATCTATTAGTTCTAACTCTACCATTTACATTCTAAAAGAATCTCCTAATGGATATTTTGAGCTATCCTTTGGTGATGGTGAGACATTTGGCATAGCACCACAGGCAGGTAATCGTATTGAAGTTGAATATCTATCGGTAAAGGGAAAAACTGCCAATAATGCTACTGTATTCACTCCTGTTTCTCAGTTTACGTCAGGAGTTATAACCTCTGATATAAATGTGATAACATATGTCAACTCTATTGGTGGTGATGAAAAGGAAACTATCGAATCTATTCGTAAGAATGCTCCTTTCCAATATGCTACTCAGAACCGTATGGTTACTGCAGAAGACTATTCGTCTTTAATCCTACAAAGTTATTCTACACTTATTGAAGACATTGCATCATGGGGTGGGGAAGAAGCAGTGGAACCTGAGTTTGGTGCAGTATACATATCAATCTTATTTGAAGATGATGTGACTTCAGCTACAATAGCAAGCACTAAGCAAGCAATACGAAACTTAGCAGCACAACTTTCTATAGTATCATTCAACATTAGATTTATCGATCCAATAGAAACATTTATTGAGATGGACACTTTCTTCCAGTTCAACCCCAAACTCACAGATTTAACTTTGAATGCTGTTCAAGGCCAAGTTAACACTACAATATCTTCTTATTTTGCTAACAACACTGGTGGATTTAAACAAGCTTTTAGAAGATCAAATGTCTTATCCCTTGTAGATGAATCGTCCACTTCTATTCTGTCTTCTAGAGCAAACATTAGAATGCAACAGAGGTTCACTCCCACAGCACCTACTCTGATTTCTGTTATTAATAGTTTACTTTTAGATGTAGATGCTACTTCTAATGATGATATTAATAAGATTGTTGATTTAGTTGTAAGTCAAAGATATAATGATGCTGCAAACTTCATGGTGTTGAATAGTTTGTCAGGAGAGAATACTACCACTATTAGGTCAAAACTTTCTGAAACAAAGGTTTCTATTAGTCAACAGTTACAATATCCTGTAGCTATTGCTGCACCTGATGATGATGTGTATATTATTACTAGTAATGAATTTACCTTTCAGGCACAAACCTGTGTACTTAGAAATAAACTAAGTTCTAATATTATTCAAATTATTTCTGTTGCAGGTAATATTGTGATAATAGATAACATTGGTAACTTCAACCCTGCAACAGGGGTAGTTACTGTCAACTATTTTAATCCAACAAGTATATCAGCAGGGTTAACATTTATCAAACTAGCTGCTGTACCAGCTAATCAAAGTGCATTGGCTCCTACAAGAAATGAGATTTTGAACTTTGATACTGATAGATCAACCACAACTGCTGTAAGTGTAAGTGCAACAAACTAATGTCAAAGCAAGATAAAACATTACTCGACAATAATCGCACAGACTTAAATCTCTTTAAAAATGAGATTGATAATGTATTGCCAGAATATTTCAAAGAAGATTTTCCGAATATCAAATCTTTGTTTGAAGCGTATTATGAGTTTATGGATTCTGCAGACAACCCATCTGGTCAAATAAAAAGATTATATTCTTCTAGAGATGCTACACAAGTTCCTGATAAGTTATTGCAATACCTTGAGGACGAACTTCTTCTAGGTCAAGCATACTTTGGTGGGTTCTTAAATAAAAGAGAAGCTATTAAGTTTTCAAATACTCTTTATAGATCTAAAGGCACTAAGTATAGTATTGAGCAGTTCTTTAGAGGATTCTTTGGAGAAGATCCACAGATACTATATCCAAAAAAAGATATATTTAAAGTTGGTCCTGCTATTGATTATGAACAGGATAGCATCAATACAGGTGGACAACAAATAAAAGAGTTTGCTTCTGTTATCGGTCCTGAATCACGTAAGTTTATTACTGATGATAAACTATATCAAGTTATGTCTGTTTTGATTAGGATTGGTCTTCCCCTTAAAGATTGGGTTGACACCTATAAACTATTTGTTCATCCTGCAGGTGTATATCTTGGTTCAGAACTTTTATTAGAACTTGTTAATGATATAGGTCTTTCCATTGATCAGGATGAGATTGGTGATCCTATAACTGAACAAGTTGTTTCAGAAGAAATCGCTGCGATGAGTATGCAAGCAGAAACTTCCATGACACTTCTTCTAGCAGACAGTGCCACAGGCATTAGACGTTTTGCAACAGGAACTGAGTTCAGAGACCTTGGTGAGATTCAAATCCAAGACTTGGATGCTGATAGAGATGCTTATAACATCTTGGGTCTTTCAGGCACATTTATGGATGACTCTGCAAATGGTTTGGTTCTCACTATGGACCAAGATTCAGATGGTGTCATTACAGTACAATCTACTATGGATGGTGGTAAGTTCTCAACATTATTCGACTCAGATAATGCTGCAGATTCGGCACATTATCCATTCCAACATGTATAAATAATATAAATCAAGCTAGAGAGTAAGTTATGGCGAAACAAACAATCAATACAGGTCTTTCTGCGAATGACAGAACAGGAGATACGTTACGTACTACTGGTATAAAGATCAATGCCAACTTCACAGAACTATACAACGTTTTAGGTGGATCTAATATTGGTGCAGGTACATCACAACTTACAGACAGTGGATTAGATATTTTAGGTACATCAGCACGTACTAAATTAGGTGCTGTTGGTGGTAATGTTGAAGTTAATATTGACTTACCAGATTCATCAGGAACAGTTTTGATAGATACTGCCATTCAGACTATGAGTAATAAAACTCTGGACAGCGCACAACTAAACAATCCATCACTACTTAATATGCAGATATTTGACGATAACTCAAGTCACAAATACTCTATTGTTACAGGTTCTTTAACTGCAAATCATAATCTTAATGTGCCTAGTCTAACTGATAGTGATACTCTTGTTTTAAATAACAACTCAGCAACTATTACGAATAAAACTATAAGTTCTCCTGTTGTACAAAGACCTAGAGTTCATGAATATTTAGCAGACTCTCTTGGGAATGCAGTATTATCCTTTACGGATACATTTAGCCCTAGTAGAAATAATGTTAAAATATCTGATCAGGCTGCAGGTACAGCACCTATTGTCGAAGCTATAGGATCTGATACAAATATAAATCTAGACTTGGTTTCAAAAGGAACTGGATCTGTAAAAATAAGCAAAGCTGCCATGAGTTATGCAACTGCAGCTAATAGTGCTGCAGCACCTCCTAGTGCAGGATTTGTGTCATTAACTGGTAGTTCTTCAGGTACAGTTACATTAGCTAATGGTACAGTTAATGGCGAAATAAAAATATTTGCAAGACGTGGGGGTGGATCTGGAACAGTAACATTAACACCTGCTACATTTGCACAAGGAACTAGTATAGAATTTGATCCACTAGATACAGCACAACTTATTTGGGATGGTTCCAATGGTTGGAATATCATTGGTGGTTATGGATACGCAGTCGTATAGGAAATAGACAATGCCAGCAATTATTACAGATAAATTAAAAAGACAGTTTGCACAGCAAATCTTTGATGAGAACCAAGGTACAACCCCTGGAGATTCTGACAACTATTTCTACATTGGTGTAGGACACTCTCAGATTTGGCAAACAGGTGCTGCTACTGATGTTACTGTAAACCCAAGTAATACTGAAAGAGACCGCCGCTTATTTAGGTATAATCTTCAATCTGTGAAAGCTGTTGAAGCGTTTTCTTTTGTTGTTCCATTAACTGATTGGACAACCAACACAGTTTATCCTGCTTTTAATGATAATATTGTGGGTCAACCAACTCCTGCATACTATGTAAGAACTGCTGATAATAACGTGTATGTGTGTATTCGTCAAGGTAAAAATAGCTTTGGTTCGGCTGTTGTGTCACAGTTTGTTCCTGATCATACAAACACATCTTTGCCAGTGGAAACTGATGGATATATTTGGAAGTATTTGTACACTATTACAACTGCAGATGCAAACAGATTTTTAACTTCCAACTTTATGCCAGTTAAGTTTGTAGATTCTGCAGAACCAACAGACCCTGAAGCACCTCAACTTGCTGTACAGAATGCTGCAATCGATGGTCAGATTATTGGATATAGAGTAGACCCAAACACAGGTGTGTACTCTGCTGCCCCTACTCTTACAGTTGTTGGTGATGGTAGTGGTGCTAAAGCACATGGAATACTTGATGCTACAGGTAAACTAGCAGCAGTTCAAGTTGGAGATAGTGACACTGTGGGTACAGGCGCAGGAGCGGGAGCTTTTGTTTCCATTGCATCTGTCTTAGGATCAAGTTACAATAAAGCTTCTGTTAGAGTAGATCAGACTAACTTAACATCAGGTATCAATGCAGAAGTATACCCTATTTTGGCACCTGAAGGTGGACTAGGGGCAGATGCAAGAACGGATTTAAGATCTACTAACATGATGTTCAACATCAAACCTGAAGGTAATGTTAATAATAAATGGATTGTAGATAATGAATATCGTCAAGTTGGTCTTCTAAAAAATCTTTTAGACTCTGCAGCAGGAACTAAGTTCCAACTTACTGAAGGTCTTGGTCTTAAGCAACTTGTATTGACAGCACCTATTACAGGTGGACTATCATGGGCAGATGATGTTACTGTAAACGGTGATAGTAATGCTCAAGCATGGATCGATTTCTTTGACGACTCCGCAACTATATGGTATCATCAAGATGAAGAAACTGGTTTCACGCCATTTAGAACTGGTGAGACAGTAACAATCTCAGGTAAAACAGGATCGTTTACTGTTGGTGATAGGGTTGAACCAGATATAGACGTATTCTCAGGTGATTTGTTGTTCCTAAATAATCAGGCAAAGATTGCAAGAGACGCTGACCAAACTGAAGATATTAAAATCGTTATTAAACTTTAAGGGTAAACCATGGCTACTAATCTCACTAGTACAACATTTTTAAGCGAATACAATGATGATTTCAGAGATAGTGATCATTACCATCGTGTTCTGTTTAATAACGGAAGAGCACTACAAGCACGTGAACTAACACAGTCTCAGACTATTATTCAACAAGAACTAAGTCGGCTTTCTAAGTTCATTGTTAATGAAGGTGCCATTTTCAATAATAGTGGTAACTTAGCCTCAGGCGTTAATGCATTCTCATATACTTATCTTAAGGTTAACTCTTTACCTGTTGGTTATGCTCAACTAAAAGGTACTGAAATAAATGATGGAGATCTGTTTGCAATCGTAAAAGAGGTACTACCTGCTGCAGGTAGTGATCCTGATACTCTATTTGTGAAAATGACAAAAGGTCAAGCTGGCGGGGCAGCAACACCAACCAATACTACTGTTTCTAAACCTTTTATTGCAGGTACAACCCTTACTACAAGTTTAGGTAATGTCACCATTCAGTCTGTCAACGATGCTGTTGGGAAAGCATCTATTGCTGAAGTTCCACAGTTCGACACGTTTGCCGCCAATCACCTAGTTATGGTTGAGGCTCAGACATTAGTTCTCTCAAAGTACTCCCCCAACTTCACAGGAGTTATAGGATTTAAAGTGACAGAAGATGTTGTCACTACTGCAGATAATATTGCACTTTTTGACAACTCAGGAAGCACACCTAACTTAACATCTCCTGGTGCAGATCGTCTTAGAATTGTTTTAACTTTGACAACAAAAGATACTATTGTTGCTAGTGATACATTTTACGAAGTATATAGAGTTCGTAACGGACAAGTTTCTCTTGTAAAAACACCTGATAAAATCCTATCTAAGATAGGAAACCTTATTGACGCAAGAACCTTTTCTCAAACAGGTAACTTTATTGAGCAAAGTTCTTCAGGCGAGTTTGACTTAACTATAGAAAAAGATAGTGACGATGACTTCTTAAGTTTTAAAGTATCGGGCGGTACAGCATTTGTTAATGGATCACGTGTTGAAAGGGATTTCAATTTACCCATTCGTGTAGAAAAACCTAGAAGTCTTATTACAGATCTTAAAGTAAAGACTACTGAAAAGGTTGGCGCTAATATTGGTAACTATGTTGTTGCTGATAGTGCATATGGATTGGTTGGATATATTGAAGATGTCACTGAAGTAAACCTCTACACTGCTGTAGATAGGGGTGGTAGTAATATTGGTACTGCACGTGTAAGAGGCTTGTATACAGCACAGTCTGATTATCGTATTCATCTGTTTGATATACAGTTGACAAATCCTTCTGCTAACGGTATTGGTGATATTAGAAGTATTGGTGTTGATGCTGCTAACTATGCTAACTTAAAAGCTATTCAGAATAGATATGATGTTTATAATAAAGAAGAAAATAATCTTTTATTTGGACTTCCTAATTCCAGAGTTCAAGAAGTATCATCTGTGACAGCAGTTATTGGTACTGTATATACAACAAACAAATCGGCGGCAACTGTGGTAATCAATGCAGGTTCTGATACTTTCACAGAAACTGATGATTGGATTTATCAGGTAGACGGTGATGGAGAGTTGACTACTCCAACTGTGGTGTTAAGTGGAGGCAATACACAAGCAACAATCTCTGGACCTGCTAATGGTGCAGGGCATGTGATTGCTTATCAGAATAAAACTCTTACTCGTAAGAATAAATCTTTAAAGCCTAGTACGGCTGCAAATGATTGGGAGTCTGAAACTATTGCCTTAAGTAGCGGTGTGTTTACTCTCGCCAAAGCCGATATTTTTAGATTTTATAAAATCACTGATGCAACAACAAATGAAGATATTACTTACAAGTTTGTTTTAGATAATGGTCAGAGAGATAACTTTTATGGCCCAGGAAAAGGAACTTTAAAATCAGGAGTTGCTGCACCTGCAGGTAATGTGACAGTACAATACAAATACTTTGAGCATAGTACACCTTCAGGAACAGGATATTTTGCAGGGGCTGCATCTTATGGTGATGTTACCTTTAGCGAAATACCAAAATATACTACAACATTGAATCAAACTATTCACTTAGCAGATGTTATTGACATGAGACCTTTGCAAAATCCTGCAAATGAAACTTTTTCTGGCGGTATTGCACGTATTGAGGATCTTCCTAAAAACCAATCGACACTTTCAGTGGGAACTGCAAAGTACTGGTTACCACGAAATGACGTACTGACACTAACTTCTGCAGGAACGTTAGGTTATCATCAGGGTGCTTCTTCATATGAAATGGAAATGCCTACAGGAATACCTAGAAAAGACATGCCTCTTTATAATATTTCATTAAATCCATTTACGTTCAATGAAGAAGATTTGAATGTAACACGATACGACAATCGTGGATTTAAGATGGAAGACTTGCGTAATCTAGAAAATAGACTTTCTAATGTCGAAAGAATATCGACACTTACTTTATTAGAAGCACAGCTTGCTAGTTTGGAAGTATATGATCCTGATGATGCTACATTCATTAGACAGACTGAAGGTATAACAGGAGATAACTTCGATGATGTGATACAAGCAGATTGGTCTAATGATGATTACAGAGCAACATTACAAAACGATGCACAACAACTTCTTCCATTATATTTTAATAAATCTATCGGATTAACGTATGATTCTGATTTATCTTTAAACACGTGTGTGATAAAAGGTAATAATATTTGGCCTACATATACTGAAGTTGTTGCAGACTTTGGACAAGAAGAGGCTACAGGGGTAGTGCCGGTTAATCAGTTCGATATTCCTCAAAGTATTGGTTCTGCAGAACTAACACCTGATGGAGATTATTGGACCAATAAACGTGTTGTTGATAAATCATATTCATCACAATCTAACTCATCGTTGTTGCCTGATGGTACAACCGAAATAAGTTCTCAAGGTACTATTACAATAAGTACTGGCGCAGCATATTAGAAAATAAGGTAAAGAAATGCCATATAGACAGGTAAAAAGATCAGGTACTAGAAACGTTACAAAATCGAGAGATATTGTAAAACAGGATAGGCTTGGATATACTGAAATAGAAATACATAGACCCAAAATATTCTTTTTTGAGTTTCAAGGCATGCGTCCAAATATACCTCATTGGATATTTTATGGCAACAAACAAGTGACTAGATATTGCAACACTTCGTATAGTCTATCTGATTATACTGATGCTTCTAGAACTTCTACAATCAAAGAACCAGGAGACTCTTATGTTACCGCAACAGGGTTCCCTGCTGATTTAGGTGGTGCAACGAATGGCGGTGGAGATAATGCTTTAACTAGTTCTGCGGATGGTTCCATAAAGGGGTTCTTTTATCTTCAATCTAATGCAGATTTGAACTGGCCTATTAACACTGACGGTACAAACTTTTCGGCATTAGATGTTTCTGTGCTAAACAGGAATGAAGCACTGTCATATGCTGCAGCAAAGTTTTATTCTCAAGGTCAGTATGAGGATTGGTATGAGTACACTACAACTGAAGAAGTTCAGGTGAGTGAAAGTTATACGTATACTGAAAGTGTTTACTACAATGATGATGATGGTGGTGGTTCATCTAATGACAATAGTAGTAGTTGGACAGCTTTAACTGCCGCTAATAGAACTGTCTGGCAACCAAAAGCATCCACAGCGTCGAGTACAGCATCCGCTATGACATCAACCACGACTTCCTCATCTTCAATGGGCTGGACGAATTACTCTGTAAAAGATGACACATATGGTTTAGGAGTAGGATAAGCAAATGACAGGTATTTTACAACTAACAGAGCAAAAATCTCCTACAGCACAAACCTTTGTCGTTGACGAAGCAAGTGTATTGACGGGTATCGGAATATTCTTTCATTCTGCAGATCCAAATCTACCTATAACTTTAGAGCTTAGACCAACTACTGAAGGTGGACAGCCTTCAGCTAAGAGATATGTCCCGGGAAGTAGAGTAGTAGCAACTGCTGCACAGATTGGGGCTAAGGCTGCAACTGCATTTTCGGCTGCAACAGAATACAAGTTTCAGTTCACTTCTCCAATATATGTTCCCAAAAATACTTTGTTAGCAGTCTGTATATACAGTTCTGCTACAGGAGATTCTTATAAAGTATACTTTGGTGAAAACGGAGAGTTCTTATTTGGAACCACAACTGCTAGATATAACTCAGGTGTTAATGTTTCAAGAGGCTCTTTGTATGCATCATCTAACGGAACCACATGGGAAGGCGATAACTCAAAGGATTTAACCTTTAAAGTTTATAAAGCACAGTTCGATACGACAACAACTGCTACAGCAAAACTTCAAGTGAATGTTCCTGGTAAGAAAAAACTTACAGAAAGTTTAATTCAAAATCAACTTGCTGATTATGTTTATGATCCCTTGAGGTTTACATCAGGAGATTCTGATCTTTCAGTTCTTCATCCTGCACATGGATTTAGAGTAGGTGATACTGTTACTCTGAGTACAGATGCTACAGGGTTCGATTCATCTTCAACAGTCAATGGAGTTAAGGGTAGTAGTATTCTTGGACAAAGAACTATTACTGCTGCAGATCCTTTTGGTTATACATTCAAAATGGATTCAGGAAATGCGACATCCTCTATTAGAGCGGGTGGTACAGGATTATATGCTACAGAGCAAAATGAAATAGATGAGTTTATGCTTAACGTACAATATTCATCACCTATCGGTACTGCCATTAATGCTACTGGCAACTTTACAACAATAGGCGATTGGCAAGATGCAGACACAGGATATGATGCTCTTACAAATCAGAGAGCTAGTTTACAAAATCCAACATTGCTTACTGAACCTGCTGTTGTTGCTGCAAGAGCACAAGAGGTTGGAAAACTTAGTGGAAATGCCTCAACAGTAATGACTATTAATATGAATACTAATGATGCTAACGTAGCACCTTACTTTAATGTGAATAATACTAGACTAGAAACGATTTCTTATTTTATTGATCATCAGCAAGATAGCGCATTGGCAGGTGGTACTAGAACAGATAGAAACTATATCACAACTGTTCCATATGTTCCTGAAACTGCAGCTAATGGTGGAACAAACGCAAGTAAGCATATTAGTATTCCATACACACTATCAAACTCATCCACTTCTATTGTAGCTTTAGTCGATGCAGTTAGACCCATAGGTGCTGACTTTGATGTGTGGTTTAGAACGAGCTTAAGTTCTTCAGGTGTTAGATTAATCGATCAAGATTGGACAGCTTTCACGAAAGATATTAAAGTCACTAAAGGCAATAGTTATAATGACATTCCACCTAATGATAATCTACTTAGGTTTGTTGAATATGAGTTTAATGTTTTTGATCTTGCTGATTTTGATGAGTATCAAATAAAAATAACAATGAATGCTGAGAAGTCTACTAGATTTCCAAGATTCAAAAACTTGAGAACAATAGCAACATC